GGTCACGCCTTCGGACGTTGGGATCATGATGACGTTGCTGAAAATAGCGCGGGCGAAAGGCAATCCGCATTACGAGGACAATTATGTTGACGGCGCCGGTTATCTTGCGTGCGCCGCAGAATGCGTGGACGCGGATGGCTGAGATTGTAAAGTTCGAGCGCAATGAGTTTGTCCGATTCTTCAGGGACTACGTGGAATGCGCTCACTGCGAACAGCAGACGCGCGGTAGGGTGTATGAAGAGAGCCAGCAGATCATATGCAGTGTGTGTGATGGCGTGTTGCTGGAGATAGATGACGAGCCGATGATTTTCCTGACACTTGAGGAGGATTGGGATGGTAGCGCATAAACTGCCAGAGGAAATGTTTCAGGCTTTTTTGGAGCGTGTCGCTTCTGGTGAGCCGGTGACGCATGTCTGCCGTGATCCGAAGATGCCGAGCTGGGGTAGCATCAGCAACAAGATAGCGTCTGATCCGGCGTTTGAGGCGGCCTACAGGCTGGCTCTGGAGTTCAGGGGTATGGTACTAGCTGACGAGCTTGATGACATCAAGCGTGAGGCTAGGACGGGGATGATTGACCCGCAGAGCGGCAGGTTAGCGGCTGACATCCTGAAGTGGCAAGCGGCGAGAATGACGCCGAAGGTGTACGGCGACAGAGCGCACATGACGGTTGAGACGAAGGGCGGAAGCTTCATCGAGGAGCTGAAGCGTGTCGAGGATGCGGTAAAGGCGAAAGCGGAACAGGTGCTGTTGGAGAACAGAGACACAGAACCTGACACACTACGCGCGCGCGATGTCGTTGTTAACCAAGATCAGGTTAACATTGATATCCCAAAGGCGACATAATTATGCTGATATATTGTTCCACGGCTAAGTCATTGTTTTTATTAGACCGCGTTCACGCATAATGGACGTTATGCGACAAAACGTGAAACATTCCCGTGAAACAATGACCCCCTCCCTCAAATCACACGGGCGGGGCGCGAATAAAAATATACCCCCCTCTCGAAATCCCTAGCCCACGGACCCACACATGCGCCGAATGCCGATGCGAAATGGAGACGAACACGATGCCCTCACCCGCTGGCGGCGCTTTATCCGCTGGCGCAAGGGCGAACTGCGCCGCATTAAGCGTGCCTACCGCCGCGCCGAGCGCCGCTGGTTGCGCCGCTCTATCGAAAAGGAGACAGACCTATGACCCGCCGTCACGAAAGCGACTTCTACCCCACCCCACCGCCCGCCACACGCGCCCTGATGGCCGCTGAGCCGCTCTCCGGCCCTATCTGGGAACCCGCCTGCGGAGACGGCGCCATCAGTGACGTCCTGATGGAGGCCCACCCCACGATCAGCACGGACCTGCATGATCGCGGCTACGGCGAATCCGGCGTTGACTTTCTGGCCACGCAACATCTGCTGGCGCCCACCATCGTCACCAACCCACCGTTTCGTCACGCGCAGGCGTTCATACAGCATGCCATCGACCTCGGTGCGAAGAAGCATTGCTGGCTCCTGCGGCTTGCTTTTCTGGAGGGCAAGCGCCGCCACGATGAGCTTTTCGCGCACCACCGTCCGGCCCGCATCTTTGTATTTAGCAGGCGCCTGACCCTGTGGCGCGGTGACGAGACCCCCTCCGGCTCTGGCACAACCGCCTATGCTTGGTTTGTTTGGGACGGAGATTCAACCGAAACGAAGGTGAGCTGGTTATGACCCAATCCCCCTTATCCGCCGACACTATCGCCATTTTGCGCGATGACCCCGCCCTCTTCGTTGAGACGGTCCTGCAAGCCACGCCCCAGCGCTGGCAGAAGAAGGCGCTGGACGCGATTGCGGCGCATGACCGCGTGGCTGTTAAGTCCGGTCACGGTGTCGGCAAGACCGCGTTTGAGTCGTGGATCGTGTTGTGGTGGCTGTTGACCCGCTATCCGACCAAGACGGCGGTCACCGCCAACAGCGCCCACCAGCTCTCGGACGTCTTGTGGACCGAGATTGACCGCTGGGCGCGGAACATGCCCCAGCCGTTCAAAGACCTGCTGGAGTTTAAGGCGGACAAGATTGCGCTCAGGGGCGCGTCTGACAGCTTCGCCGTGGCCAGAACGAGCCGCCGCGAGAATCCGGAGGCGCTTGCGGGCTTTCACTCGCCGAACATGCTGTTTATCGTTGAGGAGGCGTCAGGCGTCCCCAACGTGATCTTCGAGACTGCGTCTGGTGCGCTCAGCACCCCGGGGGCGAAAATCGTGATGTGCGGGAACCCCACCCGATCCGATGGGTATTTTTACGATGCCTTCCACTCGGACCGTGAGCGCTGGCACTGCATCACGGTGTCGTGCGAGGAGGGTGAGTATGTTGACCCGAAATTTATTGCCGATATGGCGGATAAATACGGCGAGAACAGCAACGTGTACCGCGTGCGCGTCTTGGGTGAGTTCCCCACGCAGTCGGATGACGTTCTGGTGCCGCTACACCTGATTGAGGACGCCACGCGGCGTGACGTGGAGGCCGGACCCACCACGCCGGTTGAGTGGGGCTTGGACGTGGCGCGTTACGGCGGGGATAGGTCGGCGCTGGCCAAGAGGCAGGGGAATGTGCTGATTGAGCCGATTAAGACGTGGCAGGGCAAGGATTTGATGGAGCTGGCGGGCATTGTGCTTGCAGAATATGATAGCGTGCCGTACCGGATGCGCCCCAGCGCGATATATGTGGACGCGATTGGCCTTGGCGCCGGTTTGGCGGACCGCTTGAGGGAGCTGGACCTGCCCGCCGTTGCGATTGCGGTGTCTGAGAGCGCCAGCCTGAAAAGTCGCTTTAACAAGCTCCGCGATGAGCTTTTCTGGTCGGCTAGGGAGTGGTTTGAGGCGCGTGACTGCCACATGCCGGTGGACGACACGTTGATATCGGAGCTGGCGGGCATTCGGTATAAATACCTCTCCACCGGCAAGCTGAAGGTTGAGTCGAAGGACGAGATGAAGAAGCGCGGGCAGAGGTCGCCTGACGTGGCTGACGCTTTTGTCTTGACATTTGCCGGACTGGGCGCGGTTGCCGGTGGCTGGTCAAAGGGTTATAATAGCAATCGCACATTGAACCCCTCGACCAATTGGATTGTTTAGATGGCCATTGACCCTCAGTATTACGGTTATTATCAGCAGGGGTTGCTTGATGAGGGTGTGGCGCCTCCAGCCATATCTGGCCCTGATTTTGTGCGCGGCATGAAATATGCGCCGTTTGATTTGCTTGGCGCTCCGGTTGATCTCGCTAATATGGCGCTCTCCCCGCTTGGGCTTGGGAGCGACATGCCGGTTGGCGGCTCTGATTATCTGATTAACAAATACGCTGACCTCGGTGATTTGCTGGGCATTAACTATGACCGGCCCACCGGCAGTGGTAGTGAGACGCTTGGGCGCATCACTAGCGGCATTCTGGCCCCAACAGTCGGTGCGAAGACTGTTGGCCGTGTTGTTCAGGGTGTTGGCGATTATGTCGCAGGCGCTCCCGCCAGAGTGGTGGATCGCGCCCGCTCCGTTACGTTAGGTTCTGGCATTGACCCCACCTCGATTGTTGACGATCTGATTGTGCGCGGTATGGGCGACAATGGTGGTCCGCCAATGGTGCCAGAAGCGCCTGTGCGTGATGTTGATGAGCTTGGGTTTTATAGTCAGGCGCTTGAGGTCGCGCAGGGGTTAAAGCAGAAAAAGGGAACCGGCCAGCAGTTTGAGGCTATGTTGCTCAAAGGCGGTGTAAAACCTGACGAGATTGCGTTTACACCGGGCCTTCGCGGCTTGCTAGACCAGCCGCAGGTTACGCAGGAAGAGCTTGTTGGGCTTTTGCAGGATCAGAGGGTTAGACCGCAAGAGACCGTGTTTTATGGCGGGGAGAGCCAGTATGATGCACTTAACTTCCCAGACAGGCCGGAAGTTTTGTCTATGGAAGACGCTTATGGGGCGGATTACATAAGTGATGAAATAGAGCAAGTGTTAGAGTTCGAGCTTGATGACGCTTTGGCCATTATGAGCCGGGCAGACCCTTTTGCTTACCCTGAATCTGATTTGCCCAAAATCCAAATGGCTATAGAAGGGGGCGACCCTTTGCCTCAATCAATTATGGAGGATTTAGAATCTGCCGCTGAAGAGATTGTCCGCACTAGATACGAGTACGACCCTGTCGTGCGCCTGCAAGACCCTGACACTGGATATGAAATTGTTGGATCAGATGATGTGGGATACTCGATCAGGGACGAGGGCGGGCAATACATAGACCTCGGAAACAACATTCCTTACTCTTTAAGCGAGGCCCGCATTCAGGCTGAAAATCATGCTATGGACGCTGGCCTTGTTGGTTACGGCGGTGGCGAAACTAGATTTAGCGAACATACCGAACCAAGCGGCACAAACTACCGAGAAATTCTTTTGCAGGTTCCAGAATACGAAGGCATGCGAGGTGAGTTTGTTCAAAGAGGACATTTTGATGAGCCTAATATTGCGGTTCATGCCAGAACGAAAGACCGCGCCACAGAAAGTGGTTCAAACGATGTTCTTTATGTAGAAGAGTTGCAATCTGATTGGGCGCAACAAGGCAGAGACAAGGGCTTCGCCACAAAAGAGAGTATAGATAAAAAGCGGGAGCTTGAGGCCGCCATAACGCCGTTGATGGATGAGCAAATGCGTCTGTCAAAAGAACGAGACAAGCTGATAGAGGATTATGGGGCTAAAATTGCAGACAAACAGGCCGCAAAATCGCCGTTAAATGACGAGGGAATGTATTACAGCAGATACGGCAGTGTTTACAGATTGGAACCAGACGAAAGCAGTGTTTTGGTGTTGCCAAGAAGTCAGGTTGAAGAGATTTTGCAGTTAAGTATGGATCAGGCATACCCATTCAGGCCGGGCAAGGAAACAGATTGGGAGCTAGCGGCTGGACCAAAATACAATGAACTATCGTCAAAGATAAAGGATTTAACCTCGCAAATTAAACCAATAAAAGACGAGTTAAGCGAATTGCCCTCTGGCCCACAAAAGGGGCCGCTTGTCGGTAACACAGAGAAATTCGCTGAAGCTGGCATTAAGCGTCTTTTGATACAGGCCGCAAATGAAGGCAAAAAATATGTGTCGTTTTCTCCGGGTGATTTGCAGGCTGATAGGTGGAACAACCCCGGCCTTGAGGTTTATTATGATGATATCATTCCAAAGGTTGCCAAAAAAGTTGTTAAGCGTTTCGACAAAGACGCCTTTACTGGCAACAAATACATCGAAGAGCTAGGCGACCGTTTCACCATCGAAATCACGCCAAAGATGCGCGAGGCTATTCAGAAGGGTGTCCCACTGTTTACCACAGGCGGTGCGGGCCTCCTCGGCGCTGGTATGGCGCGTGAAGAGCGGCCACAGCCAACCGAAGGCATCCTCTAATGCCCCCAAGCGCACCTAAAGACCCACGTCTGGCTAAATATGGCGTTCAGGGTTACAATATGCCCAAGCGCACGCCTAACCACCCGACCAAGTCGCATGTGGTTGTGGCGAAGGTGGGTGACGTG